AATTGCCATAACAATTACGGTACGTGATACAGGTATGCCTGTGCGCTCCTCAAACATAATTGCATATGCACACAATTGTATAAAGTAGTTGCTAATCTCTTCACGTGTTTTAACCCGCTTACTTGTTTTAAAATCAATGATACTAAGTTTTCCTTCATATTCTGCAACAAGATCGACTCTTCCAGCAATTCCAAGATGGTCACTATACAGCGGACATTCCTGCATTACAACACGTCCAATGTTAGCGTCAAGGACAGGCTTAATACTACGGAACAGTGCTACAACATGAGGCATCTCGTCCTTATTGTATATATCAGGCTCATTGTTAAGATACTTTTCAGCAATGGAGTGCATTGCAGTTCCACGTGCACACGCATGACGAGTGATGCGATTAGCTTCTTCTTCACCTACGCGGCGGCGCCATTCATAGATAGCTTCTTTGCCGCGTACGCTCAATATGGTGGTGATACTAGGATACTTCTTTCCTTGCGGAGTAACATATAGTCGTGTGCCTGGAACACTAGCATCAGCTAAGTCGTCATATCCTAAGTCGACAGGATCATGAATAAACGTTTTGCGAACAGTCATAAGGTGTCCCAATCTATAAAGATGCCCTTTTCAACGCTCTTGTCTTTACGACTATCACGGTGTTTACTCTTTTTGAGTTTCTTATTGGGATTTTCATAATCGTCATAGTATGATCCTTTACGATTATTCGACACTTTGTTTTTTCGGCTCTTGCCCATGTCTATTATCTTGTTTCAATATTTTTCTTAGCAGCTCGGCCATTTGCCTTTTGAATTTTTGTCAATACATCGTTCCATCCGCTGCCTGCACGCTGCAATACTGTTTGAGCACCATCATATGAAATGCGCGGCGCAACACTAATAATACGTTTAACGGTGCCTTCACCAGATGCAGCACAGGCTACACACGGCTCACTTAGCGGCGCATTGCGGTCAGCCATACTCATATTAGCGTCCCATTCATGTTTGCATGATGTGCACTTAAATGTATAGGTCATATTTAAATAAGATTTGGAAATGCAGTGCGAACCAATGATTCAGTAAGCAATGGATACAATTCCGAAAGCTTTTTATCTTTAGCCGCAATTAAAATAAGAGCGTCTTTGGCGTGTGCTCCTTCAATTAAACGTATAAACAAAGTCTCTTTACGAATACGCGATATACGAGTATTTCGTTTTAATAAACTCGGTAAAACCTGAATTTGCTGTTTCAATGGTGAAGGCTGCAAGCCAGGCGGATTACCATCAACCGTATATGGAGGAGCTCCTTCTGGGAGATCCAACTGCAAGTCTGGTTTAAATGCAGCCTGTAGAATCATTTGAACTGCCTGAGTAGGGTTATTCCTTAATATAGCAACTCTTTCATCGACACCAGTGGTCTTTTCCAATTGTTCAAATACCTCATGAGGTAATCGTTCATGTGTTCTTCTAATCATATGTTTATTTAGTGAAAAATTCTGATGCACTGCTAATAAGCATATTGCAGCGGTTGGCTATCAAGTAATTGAGTACCTTGCTATTGTTCTTGACAGGAGCTGCATTGTATTCGGCAAGAATGGATGCGCGCACATCATTTGGTATACGTTCAAGATCAATCACAGTGCGGTTGCGAATGTAGTTGCGATATGTTTCCTCAGGCATAACGCTTTGTAATGTACCTGCACGATCAGCAGCAATCCATTCGTCAATCTTAGTTGCACGTAGCGGAGTCTGACGAATAGCATCAGTAAAAGTATTGTCAGGGCTAAGAACATTTGGTACGCCGTCACCACTATCACCTTTGAGAACATGCTCCATCAGATACCGTGCTGGATTTTTATCGGTAATCAGCTTCTTAGTCATTGGGCTCCATTGTGCGACATTATCATATCGCTGCAATTGAATAAAGTCTTTATCGGCGCTGATAATCATAACAGGCTCATAGTTGCCAAACTCTTGAGTGGTTTCTACCAGTGCAGCAATAACATCATCAGCTTCTGCTTTATCAGTTTGAATTACAGTGTATGGCAGATGCTCAACAATTTCGGCTTTGACGTTGTTGAGGATGCGGAAGATTTCCTTCCAGTCCATGCTGCTCTCTTCACGATTCTTACGGCGTGCTGCTTTATATTGTGGATAGTAATCTTTGCGCCAGCTTCCGCCATCGCAGGCAATAACCATCTTGCCATACTTATCACGGTACTTGAGGTTATACATGCGCAGGCTGTTAAGAATAATGTGGCGAAGAAAATCTTCTTCAATCTTATTGCTCTTTACTTGGCTAAAGACACTTGAAATGGCAATTCCGCTATAGTCGATTATAATCATTTTGATTTGGTTGTTATGTAATTATAACCTAAAAATGAAAGAATGTAAACTACTTTTTCCACAAATTTTACTTTGATTTACAGTTGTCAAAATGCCAGCGGGTCATTAGGTAATCTGCGCCAACTTTATTACAGTGTGGGCATTCTTTAGTAGGACGCTTTTTACCAGTCCACGCTTGTTTTGTTCTTTTTTTAGCAGCACTTGACATATTTTGTTTAGCCTCATCGGTCATTTTTCGACCAAGTTGGATATCAGACATGTGCTGCTTAGTTTCTTCGCTTCGCTTTTGTCCACGATTTGATTCAGCTCTTTTTAATATAGACTCTTCGCTTTGAACATAGCCTTTAAGAGTTTCTGAAATTTTACGTTTTGTCTCTTCGCTAATAGAACGAACTTTACCAAAAGTACCTCCTGTTGTACCTCCCGCAATTAAATTATAAGACATTAAATCACAAGGATCTACCAATTGTTTTTCTATAATAAATGCTTCTTCTCTGGTTTCGCATATATGAAGAATCTCTTTAGTGAATGATTCTCTCCCATATTTCTTAATAGCATTCTTAAGTGCTTCGCCAGATCCCAAATAGGAATCATTTATGTTATTAGTACTGTGCACGCCGATATAGTATTTGCCTGAATGTTTATTTGTAGTTTTGTAAATAATATGAACCATATGTTTATTTATATTATAATACATTCATTAGTTCATTTTTTCCACAAATTTTTCACATGTTTAGCATGTATTTTTACGCCGATAAAAGCATTATAGTAATCGTCTCTTAAGAGCACTTCTCGGTCAAAATGGTACTTTGCTTCAATGTATGACAGCTCTCCTTTTGCTTTACAAAACGCAAGTATCTCTCTTGAGAAGGTGTCCGCCCGTTCTTCAACCAATTGCTTAACGAGCTCACTACTTCCATAATATGTTTGCCAATCACTGTGTACTGTTTTTTTGCGCTTGCGCTTTGTTCCTTTAAGAGGCGGTAATTTTTTGGTTGTGGTTAATAGTTTTTTACCAATATATTTTTTCTTATTGGTATTGTCGGTTACTTCATATATGAATCCAATGTAACCTTCATCTATCTTTTCAACCGCATGTGTAATGCTAAATACTTCTCCGTTATAATACCATTCGCCCATGTATTATATATCAGAGCAATTCATTATCACTCGCATCAACCTCTCCGTTATAATCACGGTGAATACCACAGAAAGGGCAATACTCAGGATACAACTCTTCAGATTCATCAAATTGATCTAACTCATCTTCATCGTGAATATCATTATAGTATTCGCCGTTATCATCGTCCCAAATGATTTCGTACACATGTTTGCAGCCTGGGCACTTATTTGTTTCAATCATTATCTTTTAATTCTTCTTTACGTTGACAGTAAGCTAATATTGGAATGATTGGCCATGTACATAGAAATATCAAGGCCATAATCAATAATATGATTACTACTAAAGGGACACAAAACAGCGTCCCAACAGCATACCAGAATGCTCCAAGTGTGTCGGGTGGTGATTTTTCAGTCATTATGATTCACAGGTTGAACATGTCATGATGCTGCGTGCTAGCTCTTGAGCTGGATTTGCACTACGTTGATAATACAATCCTTTTACTCCACTTTCCCATGCAAAAATCATCAGTTCGTTTACTTCTTTTGGTTTGGCTTTAGGTGCAATCATTAGATTGAGGCTTTGCCCCTGATCTATATATCGTTGCCGTTGAGCTGCTTGTATAACAATTTCCTTTTGAGGAATTTCGCCAAAGGTTTTAAACACATCCTTTTCTTCAGACGTTAGTGTTGTCAGGTGTTGAACACTTCCGCCATGAATAAGAATATCACGCCACGTTTCAGAGTTGTCCAATCCTTTGCTTTTAAGAAGCTTTGTTAGGTATGGATTCTTGTATGTGAATTTGCCTTTTGCTAGATCTTTAACAAAGTAGTTGCTGTTAAGAGGTTCAATACTAGGGCTGACTTGTCCAAGGATAAATGATGAACTTGTGGTTGGTGCAACAGCAATGGTTGTAGCATTGCGTCGGCCATAACCTTTCAACAATTCAGGTTCGCCATACATCTGCGCAAGTTGCGCGGTTGCGGCGTCGCATTTTTCACGCAGTGTTTTAAAGATGCCGATATTTTCCATCTTTGCTTCCATACTTTCAAATGGAATCATTTTGCTTTGCAGGTAGCTGTGCCATCCAAGAACGCCTACTCCCAATGCGCGCTGATTGATTGCAAATCGGCGAGGAGCATCCATGTGCGCCATTCCTTCGGTCTTGTCAATGAATTCTGTCATAACACTATCAAGAAAATATACCAATGTTTCAATTGCGTCAGTATCCTTCAGGTCATCCCAACGCTCAAGGTTGATTGATGACAGGTTGCAAACAAAGCTTTCATCTTTACACGTACTAAGATAAATTTCATTGCAA